GGCTCGCGCGTGATTTGTCACATGAATGGCGTAGTCGAGGGGGTTGATGTAAATGCCTGGCACAGCGAGTTCGGGTGGACGTGGGACGGCGCAGAAGGCTCGCGCGCAGCATGAGTTAGAGGGCACATTCCGTAAAGATCGTCACGGTGATCTGAAGACGCCTGAACCGACGCCAGGACGGCCTGAGCCACCGATAGAGCTGTCCAATGTCGCGCTAGATGAGTGGAATCGGATGCTCTGGGCATTCGAGGACATGGGGATGCTGCATAAGGTCGACGCATTCGCGGTCTATCAGTACTGCCGACTGTGGGCGGAGACGGAAGCCGTCGCCGTCAGTCAGGCGCATCTCGAGATCGCGGTTGAACGGCTGGAAGAGAATCTTGGTGACTTCAAGGGCGAGGACTTTATCAAGCTCATTCAGGAGCTGACGTCGCAGCGAAAGCTGATCTCGAAGTGTACGGATCAGCTTCGGTCTGGGCGAATGGCGATCCGGCAATACCTTGTGGAGTTCGGATTGACGCCGGCGGCGCGCGGGCGGATCAAGTTGCCTGCGAACAAGGACGTGGTCGACGCGTTTACGGCGCGGCAGATGGCGCGGCCGACTCTGGTGAAATGAGCCAGCGCACACCGCTCCATCGCGTTCACCAGTATGCGCGGGATGTACTGAGCGGGAAGATTGTCGCCGGTCCCCTGGTTCGGTTGGCGTGTGAGCGTCACGAGCGCGATCTGAAAGAGGCCACGCAAAAGGGCTTCATCTTCCACGAGGCCGCGGCCGATCACGTCTTCGAGTTCATCGAGACCGATCTACGTCTCCCTGATACGTCAGATGAGCATGGCGAGGCCAAGCCGTTCACGCTCGAGCCGTGGCAGGCGTTCATTGTCGGTAGTCTGTTCGGGTGGAAGTGGGTCACGTCCGGCCACCGCCGCTTTCGGAACGCCTACATTGAGATCGGCAAGGGCAACGGGAAGACCCCGATGCTGGCCGCCGTTGGTCTCTACGGGCTGATGATGGACGGCCAGAAGGCGCCGGAAATCTACGCGGCGGCGGCGGATCGTGACCAGGCGATGATCATGTACCGGGACGCGGTGCGCATGGTCGACGCGTCACCCGCGCTCTCTGGCCGGATTGAAAAGTCTGGCATCAAGAACGTTCACAATATGGTGTACGGGCTGGGATTCTTCCGCGCGTTCAGCCGGGAGCAGAGCAGTAAGTCTGGCACACGTCCGCACATGGGGCTGATCGATGAGTTACACGAGCATCCCAACGCGGACATCGTCAATAAGATCCGCGCCGGCGCCAAGGGCAACATGGATGCCCTGTTCCCAGAAATTACGAACAGCGGCAGTGATCGTACCTCGATTTGCTTCCAGCATCACGAGCACTCGCGCCGCATTCTCGAGCAGGCCGTAACTGACGAGCGCTGGTACGCCTACGTGTGCTGTTTAGACGACAAGGAGCGCACAGAGTTTTACCACTATAGCGGTGCCGTGCAGACAGTGGTAAACTTATGCACATGCTCGTCAAGTGTCCTCACCCAGATCAACCGCATAAGGCAAGAGGTCTTTGCGGCGCGTGTTACCGAGATTGGTATCGCAAGCAAGGCGGGAATCGATGTCCAGAGCACCCCAATAGACCAATCAGATCAGCAGGTGTCTGCGCTGTCTGCTATGACAGAGCACGCCGACAGCGACCAGAATACAGGCGAGCGGTCCGAGAGCGTCAGAACCGATGGGTTAAGAAAAACGCTGACCGGCTCGCAAAATACAAACGCGATTGGCTCGAACAGCGACCCGGATACAGACACGCGAAAGCAAGGGAACAGAAACTCCGATCGTTCGGTCTATCAAGACAGCAGTACGACGAGCGAATCACAGCGCAACAAGGATGCTGCGCGATCTGCAAAAAGAAGCCGCGGTCTCGGTCTCTCCGAATTGACCACGACCACCTCACTGGAAGATTTCGAGGACTCCTCTGTCACCACTGCAATACGGGACTCGGTTTTCTCGGAGATTCTGTCGAAGGCTTACTCCGCGCACTCGAATACCTGCAAGGTCACGACGCTAGCGAAGCTGCAAGGTCCGTTGCTTCAGGTTGATTACCCGGCGGACGACCCTCTCGAAGATGAGTCGTGCCACATCAAAGTCAACCCAAATCTTGGCGTGTCGATTCATCGCGAATATCTCCGCGATCAAGTGTCGGCCGCAAAGAACATCCCGACCGAGGCCAACACCGTACTCCGGCTGAACTTCTGCGTCTGGACGCAGCAGCATACGCGCGCGATCGACATGCTGCAGTGGCGGGCATGCAAGCCGCTACCCTCGGATGCGGAACTGGCCGGCCTGCCGTGTTACGCCGCGCTCGACCTCGGGCAGTCGGACGATTTCTCGGCCTTTCTTCGCATGTGGGATCTGGAAGACGGCCGCGTCGCGATCAAGGCGCGGTTCTGGATTCCACGGAGCGCGCTCGAACAGTACCCGCATCGTCCGTATGCGGAATGGGAGAAAGCCGGCATCCTCGAAGTCACCGACGGCAACACCACTGACTATGACGTGATCGAAGCCGCTGTGCTCGAGGACTGCCAGCACGCCGGTGTGCGGCAAGTCGCCTACGACAAGCGGTTCGCGGAGCAGATGGCACAGCATCTGGTCGGCGCCGGTCTCGACATGGTCGACCAGGCGCAGGGCTTCCAACTCACTGAGGCCATCCGCAAGAAGGGCGAGTTGATCGTCGCTGGCGATCTCTGCCACGGCCACAACGAGATCCTGAACTGGATGGCGTCCAACTACGTGATTGTGCATCAGGCTAAAGGCGGCGGGATGCGTCCCGACAAGGACAAAGCGGCCGACAAGATCGATGGGCAGGTGGCGCTCGACATGGCAATTGCGATCTGGGTGCGACAGCCCGTGGCCCCGGAAATCACGGCGGAGAATACCGCGATGTGGCTATGAAAAATCCCCTCCAGTGGTTCTTCCGGTCGTCTCCTCCGCAACCGGTGACGTGGGAGACGGTCTTCGGATCACGTACGCAGCTCTCTGGCGTAGATGTGTCTGAATATTCAGCCCTGCATTATTCGCCAGTGTGGGCTGGCGTCACGACGCTGTCACGGGACATCGCTAAATTGCCGCTCGTGCTTTACAAGAATCTCCCGAACGGGGGGAAGCAGCGCTTCCACAATCATAAGCTCTATCGGATTCTGCACGACGAATGGAATCCAGAGATGACTTCTTTTAAAGCGCGCGAGACGATGCAGGCGCTGTGCATTCTGTACGGCAATGCCTATGCGGAAATTGTCCGTGATGCGATTAGGAAGCCGGCCGGCATGTACCCGATCCTGCCGTCTCGTGTGACGCCAATACGGCAGGAAGGCTCTGGCCGTCTGGTGTACCGCGTGTCAAATCCGAACGGAGGACAGACGTTTGTGCCACCGTCGAACATGATCCACCTGAGTTCGCTGAGCACGGACGGCATCATCGGGCACGGTCTGGTGGAGCACGCGGCGGAGTCGATCGGACTCGGGATCGCGACGGAGAAATTCGGGTCAGCGTTCTTTGGCAACGGCGCTACGTTTGGAGGCGTCCTTGAGGTGCCAGGCGATCTCAAAGAACCCGCGAAAGACGGCCTGCGTAAAATGATCGACGCCGTCCATCAGGGCGTGGATCGCGCGCATCGCATCCTCGTGTTGGCGAACGGGGCGAAGTTTACGCAGCGTGGCACGGCGCCAAACGAAGCACAGTTTATCGAGACACGCAAGTTCCAAATCAACGAAGTAGCGCGCTGGCTGGGGATGCCGCCGCATAAGCTCGGCGATCTCGAGAACGCGCACTTCACCAACATCGAAGAACAGGAACTGCAGTACTACGTCGGTTGCGTATCCGGCTGGCTGAAGATGTGGGAGCAGGAGCTGACCCGCAAGCTCATCTCCCCGCTGGAATATTCACAGCAGACCATCGAGCACGTGTTGGAAGGCGTGCTGCGTGGAGACTCCACCAAGCGGGCGGACTACTACGGGAAAATGCACAGTATCGGTGCGTTCTGCATCAACGACATCCTCCGCCTGGAGAACATGAACCCGATCGGACCATCGGGTGACGTGCATCTGGTGCCGCTGAATATGGTCCCCGCCGAGCGCTACGAAGAGTACTTCGAAAAGAAGCTGCTGGCGCCAGAACAGAAGGCACTGCCACCGCGCGAACCAGAACCCGATCCAGCCGTTGAGGACGCCGAGCGCAAGTTAGTGGCCGCTCTTGAGGAACGGGACGCGGCCCTGTTGGCGGTGACGGCACATGAGGCGCGCATCCATGACGCACAAACCGAAGTCGCCACGAAAGCCCGCGAGCTCGACGAGGCCCGAGCCCTTGCCGCCGAACACCAACGCGCCGGCACCGAGCACGCCATCCGAGCGGACGTGGCCGGAGCGGAGCGCGATCTGGCCGTTCTGGAAGCTCAAGCGACCAAACTGGAGCTCGTAGCGCGGCAGGAGGCTGTCGCCGCCGCCACGCGCGCGCTGGAGGCGGCGCTGGCTGAATCCACCGCACACGGGGCCCGCGCGACCGAAGCGGAGGCTCTTGCGCAGGCACGCGCGCAGGAACTCGAGCAAGTCGAAGCCAGGGCGGCAGCAGAAACAGCCCGCGCGGCAGCGGCGGAGCAAGCAGCAGACGCCGTGCGCGCCGAGATGGCTACCGCAACCGCTGCAGCCGATGCGGCCACGATCGCCGCTGCTGAGCGCGCCGAACAGCTTGCCGCCACAGATGCCGTATTGGCTGAGGTGCGAGCGACCATGAGTGAGGCACAGCGCGTTGCCGCAGATGAAGCAGCGAAAGCGGAGAAGGCAGTCCAGGCCGTCGAGGCTGTGCGAGCCGAAGCCGTTGCCGCCACAACTGCCGCGGCGGCCGAAGTCGCGGCACGCACGGCTCAACTCGCCGCCACAGATGCCGCCCTTGCCGAAGTCCGTTCGGCCCTAACCACGACCGAGCGCACCGTGGCCGAGCGTCGAGCGGCTGAACTCGATCGCCTGACCAACGTCGTCGCTGCCCACCGGGCGCTGATTGTCCATGCTGTTCAACGCCTGTTGCGGCCTGAAGTGGATAGAGCCCGACGCCGTCAGGGCACGCCGGAACAACTACGCAAGTGGGTCGATGCCTTCTACGTGACACACCGGGAGGTGTGCGCGGACGAATTCTATCCGGCCGTGCTGACGCACCTCGCATGGAAGCGTTCGACGGACGATCCGCGCGTAGTCGCGCGGGCGATGGCTGAAACTCACTGCGATCAGTCGGAGCGCGAATTGCGAGCGGTACTTGATGGCACAGACGATCCACAGGACTTGCACGCGATGTTAGAACGAGTGCTTGGACGTTGGGAAACGGATCGGCCGCAAACGACTGCGGATGGGTTACTCTCTGAGGAAATCTCGTATATCAGGAGTTTCTCGTGACCACCAAACCGCCACACGGTAATCAAAAACGTAGTCCAGAGTATTGGGCTGAATATCAGAAGGATTGGGCGCGGCGCAAGCGCATCGAGAAGCGGGACGAGGTGCGCGCGTACGAGCGTGAAGCGTATCGCAAGAGGAAAGAACGGATCGCTAATGATCCGGTCTATCGGGAGCTTCATGCTCTGCGTCATCGAGAGTCCAATAAACGCTCGCGTGCAAAAAACAGCCATCGAGTAAAGGCGAGCGCCAAGCGGTACTACGAGGCCAACAAGGCGTGTATTAATGCGAAGAATGCGGTGTGGGCTCGTCAAAACGGAGACAAGGTCAAAGGCTATCGGAAGAACTGGGCGGCGAAGAATCCGACGTGGATGCAAGAATGGCACGTCAAGAACAAGCACAGCCTCACGTTGGACGAATACACCCAACTGAAACAGCGATTCAACAATCAGTGCGGGTGCTGTCGGAAGCCCGTGGCTGGGCGCGCTCTGCATGTTGACCATTGCCACCGCACAGGCGTTGTGCGCGGCATTTTGTGCCGCGGGTGCAATACTGCGATCGGAATGTTGGGTGACACACTGGAAAGCGTTCGAAATGCCGTGAGGTATTTGGAATCATGCGAACAGGAGAAACATTGTGCTTAACGGCATCGCGCACCGGTCACTGGAACGTCGCGCTTCTCCGGCTGCAGCCATCGCAGATTTGATTGATGATCGCGTTATTAAAGGCTGGCCGATACTTTTTAATGTGTTGTCGACTGATCTCGGAGGCTTTAAAGAAAGAATTTTACCGGAGGCGGTGAACCGTTCGCTCAAAGCGGACGTCATGGCGCTGGTGGATCACGACACGGGTAAGGTCATCGGCCGTACGAAATCCGGAACGATGGCCATGAGAAAAGATAAGAAGGGTCTCGGCGTCACAATCGAGCCCGACATGGAGATCAGTTACGCCCGAGACATCGTGCGCGCCGTGGCGCGCGGCGACGTGTCCGGGATGAGTTTCGGGTTCGTGGTGCTCGAGGATGAGTGGCACAAGGAAGACGGGAAACCGGTTCGAGACGTGATCGACATGGAGATCATGGAAATCAGCGTCGTCACATTCCCGGCCTATCTGGAGGCCGACGTTCAGGTGGCGCAGCGATCCCTGCAGCAGTTTCAGCAGTCTCTTACCCACGCCTACGATTGGCGCTCTCGGTACCATGAGATCGTGAATGAGTGACGATCGCCGGAAGCCGGGTCGGCCGAAAGAATTTGATGGGACGCCGGTATCTGTGCGGCTGCCGAAGGACTTACATGACGCGCTCAGCCGTGAGTCGTTGCGTCGTGGTGACGATTTATCCGATGTCATTCGTAAGCGCTTGAGCATTTCGTATCTCAAAACTCGCAGGAGCGCCGATCTGGCCTGATACTGAAACCTATTCGTAGAGCCACGCGCGGATCGTCGGGATGCCTCGACGCCTGCGTGGTGACAATTCGGAACGAACTCGCGTGTCAGGTGCCTGAGCGCAGTCCGTTGGCAAAGGTCTTTTTGAGCTTTGCCTACTGGCTGCGCTCATTTTCTTTTGAGCCTTCCCCTAGGCGAGCACGCGAGGGAAGGTATGACGTATCAGGAAATCTGCGACAAGATCGGCACGCTGCAGACGCAGGCCGGCGAGATCGTGACCCGCAATGCGGCCGTTGAAGACTGGTCATCCGAGGACAAGACCAAGTTCGACGGCATCCATAGGGACATGGCGAAGTTCCGCGAACAGAAGCGGCGCCTGGACCTGCAGAACGAAGTCGATCAAGAACTCACCAAGGTCACGGAGCGCACCACCGAAGCCGACGCGATCCGCAGCCGAGACACCAACACGCCGCCGCAGAAGCGCGCCTCTGACGAGGAATGCGACTTCGCGTTGCGCGCCTGGATGCTGTCGAAGCATGAATCCACAGCCATCAAGCCGGAGTGGCGGGCCGCCGCGAACAAGCTTGGGGTGAACCTGAACGATACGCAATTCACTTTCAAGATGGCGCCGTACCAGCCGCGCTCCACGCGCTCCGACGAGATGGACAAGTGGGAAAAGCGCGCGCTGACGCTGACGACCACGGCCGGCGGCTACCTCGTGTCGGCGGAGATGAACCGGGCGCTCGAAGAGGCACGGCTGTACTACGGCCCAATGCTGCAACTCGCCACCCCGATCCGCACGGAAACCGGCGCGGTGTTGCCGTTCCCGACCTATAACGGTACGGCACAAAAGGGCCGCATTCTCGGTATCAACACGCAGGTGACGGCGACCGATCCGGCGTTTGGCATCATGAACCTCGGCGCCTTCAAGTACAGCTCGGACATGGTGCTCGTCCCGGAGGAATTGATCCAGGACAGCGGTGTTCCCCTGTCGGACTTCCTTGGTCGAGCACTCGGCGAGCGCATCGGGCGCATTCTCAACGAGCACTTCACGACCGGCGCTGGCACCACACTGCCGTTCGGTGTGGTGGTGCAGGCGACGGCCGTCAACCTCGGCACCGGCACGTCGG